CTCGGAGAAATGGAAGTCAAGTACAACACTTCTAGTCAGGCTGTTGGAACTGTTAATAACGTATTCGACGTTTATCCTTGGCTTCAGTCTTATCTCGGTGCTTATTGTTTGGGCGGCAGTGGCTCGTATTCTGTCCGCGTTGTGAGGGGTTGAGATGGCAGGCGCACTCGACAGTCTGTTCAAGAGCGTCGCTAAGTCGGTCGTTGCCGACCTAGGCAAGTCACTCGATCACACAATCACGTACACCCGCAAAGCATCCCCGGTCTATAACACCAGCACCGGAGCGCTGACCACAACCGACACGGCTTACTCGTTTGACGCACCGATCGAATTTGTTGATTCTGAAGAGGAGGAAGGGCGCGAAGAGCGTAAAGCCAAGCTCTACATCACCCCAGATCTGATTGGAGACAATCAACCCACCTTTGAAGACACGATCACTTTGAAGTACGCCGGGTCTAACCGCGTTGCTCAAATCACAGACATCCGCACTTTCAAAGGCAATCAGGAGTATTTCTTCACCATCCAAGTGAGGTTCTGATGGCTAAGAAAAAAGGTCTTGGTCAAATAGTTACCGACCTGGAACGTCAGATAAACGACGACTACAACGCTTTGATTCAACTGACTGTTGAAGGCTTGGGCACAGAAGAGAACAGCCCAGTCGATACAGGGTTTTTTGCATCCAGCTGGAAAGCATCGACCCAAAAAATCCGCGCTCAAGACAAGCGCGAGGACTTTGCTCCGTGGTCAAACATCTACAAGACCAGAGATCCCAGCAAAAACCAGTGGGTTCATACGAGTAAGAAACCCGTTGGCAGTCAGATAAAGCCGCGCTTTGCTGTTCCCGAGTTTAATTACAAGCGCCAGCCCACGGTCTACATCGGCAACACCGCTGAGTATGCGGGTTATGCCCTTGAATCTCCAAAAGTGGCAAACTTTATCCAGGGTGAAATGCGTTCTTTGGTCCAGCAGACCTTTGGGGACAAACGTCCTGGCCGCATTTTTGCCAGAACTGGATCCAGCAGCAGTGTGTTCGGGTCTTATACCAAGCTCTAAGCCATGACTCTCGTAAACGCCCGCGCGGCCTTCGAAAAAGCAGTCACTGACGCTGTTGCAGCCGCCGACAACACGGTGCTCATGGTTTACGACAACGTTCGTTACACCACACCCGGCAAAACCAAGAAGTACATCCTGATGACGGTGAACTTCAACCGTTCCACCATTCAAAACCAAGGCGCAGCCCAGGACTATTACTCTGGCGTCATCCAGTGCAACATCTACGTTCCGAAGTCTGCTGGAACGTCAGTGCTTTCGAGCCTTAGTGAAGCTGTCATCGACGGGCTTACATCAGTCAACGCCTCGGACTACACCGACACTTTTAGTGTCGCGCCTCGCGTATCTGACATCTCTGGTCCGACACCGCTTGAGTTAGAAGATCGGTCTCATTTCATCGGCATTGTTTCTTGTCAGTTCACAGCAGTTGTGTAGTATATTAAGGCAAACGGTACTACTTTATGCGCGCCTCTGAGCTGCTCCGCAATAAGTTCGGCGTTAGTCAGCTGTATAAGCATGAAGTCAAGGACGGCGACGAAACGGTGCTTGAGATCTACTGGCACCCCCTCACCATCGCCGAGCGCGAATCCATCCAAAAGAAGACCGGTTCGGACGACGCCAACGATTTTGCTCTTGGCATGATGGTCGAAAAAGCTCTCGACGCAGACGGCAAACGCTTGTTCCAGGACGGCGAAAAAGCCGTACTGAAAAACGCTATCGAAGCCAGCGTCCTACAAGACATCCAGCTGGCCATGCTTTCCTCCGGTGCCGAAAACAAGGTGGAGGACGCGAAAGCATCCTTGAAAAGCTGACAGTGACTGGTATTTCATGTTCTTCCTGGCCAAGGAACTGGGCATGACAGTCACTCAACTCACAAAAAACCTCACCCAGGAAGAACTAGTCGGCTGGGCTGCATTTTTCGACCTCTACAACGAGCAACAAGAAAAAGCGATCCAGAACGCCAAAACTGGTGCTAAGGCGCGCTCAATGAGTGCGCGGTAGACTGGGACGTAAGACTCTACGTGCTCTCCCGTGGCCCAGTACGACGTAGATATTCAGCTTGCGATACGCAACCAAAATGCTCTGCAAGGGCTGCAAAAAGAGTTAAACGCTATAAGTAAAGCTGTTGATGCTATTAACGATAAAAGCATTGATCTTACAGGCAAAAGAAGGGAGAATTCTATAAAAGATCTGTATAAAAATGTAGAAATTGCGTCACTAAAAGTTCTTGACAGAGTTGATAAAGCTACAACAACTGCCAATAAAAACCAACAAAAAACTAAACTAAAGCTAGAAGAAGCTCTGTTTCAAGATAAATTAGCCAAAATCCACAAATTAGCAGATGCAGAAATAGCAGCCTCTAAACAAGCAAATGACGCAGCTTTAAAAGATTTTGACCAAAGATTACAGAATAGGGTCTCACTGCGCAAAACAAGCTTTTTTGGAGACGCTACCGGTCGGCAAAGAGCAGGTGCAGCTATCAGTGCCGGTGCGTTCCCGCTGTTGTTCGGCGGCGGCCCGGCGATGGCCCTGGGCGGCGCACTCGGCGGCGCAGTAACCGGCAAAATGTTTGGCCCCGCCGCCATCGGCTTACAGGTGCTTGGCGGAGCCCTAGACCAGTTTGTAGCTAGTTCCGCAAAAACAGGGCAAGCCGTTAATTCAGTCGCGGGCGCACTACAGCTGGCACGTGATCAATCGCTGTTCTCCACTGACGCAGAAAAAGAACGGGCGGCTGTACTCGAAGAGCAAGGTCGGGTCAGCGAGCTGGCAACACTGCTGACGAAGCAGTTTGCCGACAAGATTGGCAACGAAGGAATAAAGGCGTTGCAAGACCTAGGTAAGGAAACTGACGAAACAGCAAAGCTGTGGGGCACTCTGACGCTCCAGTTACAAACCCTTATCGCTGGGCCACTGACAGAGTTCTTGAAACTTGTAAACAGCTTCTTAGGCGGAATAACTACAGAACAAAAATTTAAAGCGTTTCAAAGAGACATTGCAGGCGACCCAGCGGCTGTGGCCAAGTTTGCAGCGATTGAAGCTGAGGTACGCGGCGGCACGACTAAGAACGTTCGCGGAGGAAAAACTCAGTTTGTCCCTGGTGCGCTAACTATTCCCAGGCAGGAAGAAATAATGCGGCGAGCAACGGCCGCTGGATTGCGCCCTGCCACCAATAAAATCGTTCCAACAAGCGAAGATCTTCGAACGATTACTGAACAAGGCAAAACTGACGAAGAAAAGGCTTTAGAAAAAGCAGAAAAAGTAAATGCTCGATTGGTCAGGCAAGCTGAGTTAGGGCGTTTAGCCGTCCGCGACACCGTTGAAAAGCGAAAAGAAGAAACCAGGCTTTTAACTGTTGCGGCTGAAAAAGGTCAAGAGTTTGCAGATTTTACTCAAAGAGTGCGCGACCTTGTAGACAAAGGAGTTTCTTTTGACGAAGCGTTTAAAATCGAAAAAGCCCACTTTGACGCCAAGGAACTTAATAAAGAAGCCGAAAAAATGAAGGAGCTGTTTCAGCAGATAGGAACTTCCATTAAGGACGGAGTTGTAGAAAGCATTTCTGCTGCAGTTGATGGCACCAAGAGCCTTGCGGAAGTCGCTTCCAACATGCTTCGCCGTATCGCCAACCAACTTCTCGATGTTGGCGTCAACCTTGCTCTGTTTGGAGTCCCTACCGGCTTTGGCAAGAAAGACTCAGGCGGGTTGTTAAGCAACATCTTTGGCCGTGCCAACGGTGGGACTGTTGCATCAGGTCGCCCTTACATGGTCGGTGAGCGTGGCCCTGAGTTGTTTGTCCCTGGAGCACAGGGCAATATCGTTCCAAACAACGCAATGGGCGGCGCTAATGTGACCGTAAACGTGGATGCTTCTGGATCGTCAGTGCAGGGTGACAGCCAGTCTGCTTCGCAACTCGGCAAAGCGATTGGTGCTGCAGTCCAAGCTGAGCTGATCAAGCAAAAACGACCTGGGGGCTTGCTGACACGCTGATGGCTGACTTTCCTTCAATCAACCCCACTTACGGGGCACAAAAAACAAGCCAGCCTAAGGTCCGCCAAGTGCAGTTTGGCGATGGTTATGTGCAGCGTTTGACGTTTGGCCTCAATCAAGATCCCAAGGTCTGGAACCTGACTTTTGAAGTGTCAGAGACTGACGCTGACACCATTGAAACCTTCCTTGAAGCGCGTGGTGGATCGGAAAGTTTCAACTGGTCGCCACCAGACGAAACTAGCTCTTACAAGTGGATCTGCCTCAACTGGAGCAAGACGATTCCATATTTGAACCGTGCCACTATTCAGGCAACGTTCCAGGAGGTCTTTGACCTATGAGCGATGTCATCATGTTTGAGGAGCTTCTCAAAAGCTCCCCATTTGCAATTATTGAACTGTTTGAGCTGCACTTAGATCAGGCGATCCACGGCAGCAATGAAATCATCAGGTTTTTCAACGGCGTTGTAGTCCAGACGCAGACTGGAGAAATCGTCTACAGGAATAGAACGTACACGGCGATTCCTGTTGAGGCTGAAGGCTTTGAATACAAGGCTGGGCAGGGTGGCTTTCCGCGTCCAACACTGCGCGTTGGCAACTTGTTCAGTGTCGTCTCAGCGTTAATGGTGAACGTTAATGAAACGACGTTCGGCAACGATTTGACTGGAGCGAAGGTGGTGCGGATCAGAACGCTGAGTCGCTTCTTGGATGCAGTCAACTTTGACAACGACACCAACCCTTACGGCACGCCATCTGGCGAGCAAATGCCGCAAGAGGTTTATTTCATCAACCGCAAGATCATAGAGACCCGTGATGTTGTTGAGTTTGAGCTGGCGGCAAAGCTTGATCTAGAAAATATCAAAGCACCAAAGCGTCAGTGCCTAGCCAACGTATGCCAGTGGGAATACAAGGGTGGAGCGGATGGTTCTAGGGAAGGATGCAGCTGGCGTCCTGACGGCGTGATCAACGACGCACGTTTCTACGACGAAAACGATAATTTGCTTGGTTCGGCTGCAGCCACCAGTTTTTCTTACAACACTGGCGATGAAATTCTTGCGAGCCAAGCATCATTAACTGCTGGTGAATTTTTGACCTCAAGCAATGGTTGGTATCGGGCGCAGTTTGGAACAAAGGGAGACTTCTTTATTTACGCTAAGAACCAGGACCCAAGCAACATTCAAGAGGTGAGATGGCGTACAGCCACTTCTGGTCAGGGCGGCACCAGTGTCAAGATGGGCGCAAATGGTGACTTGCATGTCACAGACGGCACAAACTCATACTGGAACTCGGGATCGGCGTTTTCTGGAACGCCTTCAACCGTGCGCTGGGATAGTTACCTGCCTGCAGGGGAAGGTGGTAGGCACGCCAGTTTTTATCACGAGATTTTCGGCAACGCTGATGACAATGCAAACGTAACTACGACTGCTCAAAAAGCATTTACGCTCGACGATGGACGTACAATTACTTTGGAATTTACAGCAACAAGTGTTGCGCTTCCTGAGGGTGATGCAAACTTGGCTCTTGGTGTTTCGCGCCGATGGGAAAACCCAACAGACCGTTTTACCGCTCCAGCAACCATCGTGAGCAGTAGCGGTAAATTTAAGCGCAACGAAACCTTTGTGGCCAAAATTGAAACAGCTTCTACAAACCCATACGCCAACAGAACGGACGGTTTAGGTGAAAAGTTTCCGATTGTAAGTGCCGTTTACACCGTTACAGCTGTTACTAACAACTACGAAGGCGCAACAGCGGTGCTGCAAAACAATGGCAACCTTCAAGTTATTGATACAGCAGGAACTATTTTGTTCCAGACTTATAGCGGCCAAAGTGGTGAGCCTCAGATCAATACCGGAACAGGAAGTGCGCTTGATGATGTCTGCGGTAAACGCCTTAGCAGCTGCAAGATCCGGTTCGGTAACACAGCAGACCTGCCGTTTGGATCGTTCCCTGGTGTTGGCACGAGCTTCTCATGAGTGACTGGCGTTCTGCTGCACTTGAGCACGCAAAGGCTGAAGCACCCCGTGAAGCTTGCGGATTGCTTGTCATCGTCAAAGGCCGTGAGCGTTATTGGCCTTGCAAGAACCT